AAGGCGGAGGAAATGGCCTCTGCCCTACGCTGTACCTTTATCCGTACCAAGATCAGTGAGGATATCATAGGGGCTTAGAGGCGGTACAAAGGAAGCTGAAAGGGCTATCCGAATTAGGGCGCAATGCCGAACCTCTGATGTGGACGATCGGGCATGTGATACTAAATTCCATTGAAGATAGCTTCGAAAATGAAAAAAGTCCGTTCGGAGAAAAATGGGCCGCTTTAAAGCCGAGTACCACCGCGCAAAAGGCCAAAAAAGGTAAATCCGATAAAATTTTGCGGCGCGATGGATATTTGGCGGATAAATGGGTAGTTGATGCCGATAGTAAAAAAGTGGTCGTATCAAACAACTCGAAGCATAAGGGCTTTGCCTATGGATTAGTGCATCAATTCGGCACCCGTAAAGCGGGGCGCGGCAAAAGTACCTTTATCCCAGCTCGTCCGTTTTTGCCCGTAAACAAAAGCGGCAAGTTACAAAGAGATATACAAAAAATCATAAAAACTGAAATGATAAAATTCATAAAAAAAATTTAATGGAGAGCACAAAACAAGGAGTTAGGCTTATTTTAAAGGAATATAATCAAGCTCACAAATTTGTATAAAAGGCTCTATCAGATCTACTTTCAATCCGAGCTTACCAAAATTTTTGGCAAAAAATTCACTTTCAAGTATCTCGTCGGTATTTAAATTTGAACTATCTGTAGTGATGGTGTATCCTTTTGCGGCTACCTCAGTATCCGTTAAAACCTGAACTTGGCATCTGCATTTTAACCCGTTCGGCGGATAAAATCTATCCCAAAATGGATCCATTTTCGGTAAAATAATGTTATGGACACTTGCATGCGCTTGATTTGTTAAATTATCTATAACGGCTACGTATCGAAAATATTTTCCGAGACTTTTCATTTGGCTATCATAGCGTCTTTTCGCATAATATAATCTATTGGCGAAATTAAATAATATCTCTAGTCCGTCTTGAAAAATAAGTTTTTGTTTGGTTTTCCCATTCTTTTGCATTATTTTTATATCTTTTACGAAACCAAGAAACGAAAGTAGAGCAATCTCCTTCTTTATCCACTCGTCAAAACCGATACCATCATCTATTGCATACATAAAGGATTGAGCAAGAGTGCTCGCTTTTCTCTGTTTCGCATCAAATTTACTTTTTAATTTATTTTCCTCGTATTTGTCCACGGGCAATCCTTAAATTTCTCCCGTAGATTATATACTGTTTGAAGTTCGGCGTCAAATTTCGCGTATTGTTGCTTCTCTTATTATGCTACAGACACCATTGTAGCTTAGCCCATATTTAGCGGCGATCTCTCGGATTATTACGGTGCTTTGCTTTCCTGCAGCCACCCCTTCTTCATAATCTTTAATGATGTCGCGATTTCGAAAGGTGCTTTTGTAACTCGGCACGTAGATATTGGCTCCGCCGTATTCTTTGAGCACGTCGGCCATACTTTCGCTATCTTTAACGCAGTTATAGAATTCAACGAATAGATCGAAATTATTTATCAGCAAAGTACGCTCCTTGCATCTTTCGTAGGGCGATAATCACGTCAGTGGCTTCGCTGCGGCTGAGATACCATAGGCAAAATACCAGCCTGCCGGTTATTCGCTCGATAAAAAGTCGCAACGCAAGACCGGTTTTTACTCTTGCGATCCTATTCCAAATACCCACGATAGTATCAAGCTGTTTTTGCGTAGCCTTTAGGGGGTCTTTTTTAGCGATTTCCCTTGGCACTCCGCCCGTTTGCGCGGCGGTATCTTTAGCGCTGCTTCGTTTGAATTTAGGCTCGAATTTGCTTTTATATCCGACGAGAGTCAAAACTTTTCTGAGCTCATCGATATTGAGGTCTTTTAGGCTATCTTTGCCGAATTCCGCCTGTAGATACACTTTGCGGCACTCATCATCCACGAAGTAGTTATGCTTTAGCGTATGGATCATTTTGATATAGTATTTTTTTAGCTCGTCTTTCTTATTTATCTTCATCGAAAAGCCCCTTATTTGCCATAGTTGTAATAGTTGTATCGGTTGTAGCCGGTGGCCTGCAACTATATATTACGCTCTTGCCAGCCTTGCGGCTATACCACAATTTGCCGTCAAATTTATCTAAACAATCGCGGGCGGTTTTATCATCCTTTGCATAGCCGGCGCTACCGAGAAGTTCGGTTTTATTTAGCTCCCCAAGCTCCAGCGCGCGCCTGATCTCAGCGGTAAAGCCGAGCTCGTATTCGCTCATCCTCGCAAGCTGCAAATCAAGCTCTTTTAGCTGCAAATTTGCGAGATCCACGCAAAAGCCACCGTCTTTTACCCCCGCGCGCTCTTTTGCCACCTCGCATAGAAAATTGAGCTCGTTTTGCGGGCTGGGGCGCTTGATGAGATGATACATTACATCGAGCGAATTTCTGATATGGTTGCTGCCCTGGTAGTTGCGCCCGTCCTTATTGGAGTGATGCAAGATCAAGATCGTAGCCCCGGCTTCACGCAAATTTTTAAGCGCCGTAAATAGCCTATTTACGCGGTTATCATTATTTATATCCACGAAATCGCGCAGGCTATCCAGTATAAAAACGCAGTCCTCATAAGCTTTGCCGATCGCGCTTTGTTCCAGCTTCATCACGAGCTCGAAGCCGTCCATTTCGATACTTGAGCGCTGAATGTAGCTGAGATTTGGAAAGCGATTTATGAGGAGTCGGTCTACTCCGCGCTGCTTTAGTACACCTACGGGGTTATCATAATCGATGAAAAACACTCTCTGGCTTTCCTCGCAGAGCCTTTTAGCCAGCGCAAACGCCATATAGCTTTTACCCGTGCCGCCGTCGGCATAAATCAAGGTAATAAGCCGCTTAACCAAAAAATCCTCTATCAAAAATTCGATTTTCTCGTTAAAGCTTTCGCTTTTGAGGCTCGAGCTTTGTAAAAAGTCGAATATATCGTTTTCGTTCATATTGGTGACCCGTCTTTCTTAATCTTTTAGATATATGAAATTTCGTGGAGCACTTTTTACTCCGAAATATCTTATATTTTGAGGTTTTTTATATCTTATTGGCTCTTCTAAAAAATACCAAGAGGCACATTTTTTACCCTTAAAATATTCGTCGAATTCCTCTTTAGTAATTCCCGAGCAGTCCAAATAGCAAGCCCATACCGCCTCTTTGTTTTCGCTTCTATCGGCTCTTTTGACTTTTACCTCGCCGACTACCTTTTTTATCGGCGCCGTGGCGTATAAAAATATCCTATCATTCGCGATAGAGGCCAGTGCTTTTCTATATTCTACTTTTTTGACACCACTAAGTATCATATCTGCAAATTTAGGCTTTATGGATAGTAAAATAGCCATTGTTTTTCCTTAAAATTTTAAACTCTTTAACAAGCCTTTTAATCAGCTTTAAAGGCTCGTTAAAGGGCTTAAAGCCCTTTAACAAATGTCTTTAGTTTTACCCTTCTGACATATCTAGGCAAAAGCCTATTTTTATTATCTCTTGAGCCTTTAAATTTGCTCCAGTATATTTGAAACATGCTCTCTTTTGAAGTTAGCGAGTCGTTTTTCATCTGCTATCCTTTTTAGACATTTGCGCTTTGCAAATTTTCTATCTTGGTTTCGATGCGGAAGTTATCTTTTACCGTGCGCTTTAAGCCGAGTTTAACGAGGCTTGCGTCATCAAGCTCGCAGATCGCGTCTTTGTTTATAGTCTCCTCGTAGGATATGCAATCATCAAGCTTATAGCTCTTTAGCGCTTTGATGAGCTTTTCGACCTTTTCTTTGATGCGCGGCAAGCTTACGCTCTTGCTTAGTTTGTATCCGATCTTGCCGAAGGTAAAATCCTTACTCCGCTTTTCTGCGAATTCTGCTTTATTACTCTCGCAAAATGCGGTGATTTGAGCTTCGATATATTTCTTTTCGCTATCGAGCTTCTCGACCCGGGCTTTTTGTGCGTCCTTGATCTCGTTGCACTTTAGCGTTATTTCTCCGTTTATATCGGTCAAAGCCACCTCAAGTTCACATACTCGCTTTAGCGCGTTATCGACGTCTGCAAAATTATTTATCTGCATCTTTTTCTCCTTCTTTTAAATTTTTGATTTTTTCAAGCACAATTTTATAGGCATGAATCGAACCATCCATTCGCATTTGAATGAGTGCTAGCGGAGCATTTGAAAAGACACCCGCGGGCTCGTAATGATATCGCTCGTCCGCCTTGATTTCCGCCATCTCGCCTTTCACGAATTTTTCAAGTTCACTAATCGTCTCTTCTTCCTCTGCTTTGAGACTATTTAGGATTTTGCCCGCCGTCTCTATGGTGGCATCTGCCGCCGCCTGTGCTACTGCAAGCACAGGATCATCATCGTATGGTGGCTCTACTCTAGCGCTAGCATAGCCGTGGCTGAGTTCTGCTTCATTTATCATGCGGCATATGAGCTTTTTTGTTGCTTCCATATCTTTTCCTTTCTAAAATTTTAAATCTTTTGGCTAGGCCGTAACTTAGCACGTAGCCGTATCGTAGGCAGATCGGAAGGCTTGATTTCCCTTTTCTTACGATCCGCACCGCATGCCTCTCACTCGTCGAAAAGACTAAATTTCAACTCCCTCACGCCGAGCTTTTTTGCAAGCTCTCGCTCGTATGCCATGCCCTTGCTATTTTCGCTGCCTTCGCAGGCAAAAAAGTAGTAGTAGCTGCATACCGAGAGGAGCTCCTCGCAGTTTTTCATTATGCGATCTCGCTCCAGCTCGCTATACACCCCCATCCATGCAAGCACGGGCGAGATGGGCTCGTAGCCGTTGGCGCGCACGATGGCGCAGGCCTGCTCGGCAA